GGATTTTAAATACAAACCCTTTTCGCATGTATCGGCTGGAAATTAGGCCCTTTTCAAACGCCAACGGTATTGCACGGTACTTTTCCCATACGGCCATTTGGTCTTTATCGTATCCGTATTCATCAATTAACATTTGATAGGCAATAGCCGCCCATTTAGTGAAAAGGTCGATGAATACCAATAAAATAAACACGCCCAAAATCTGGACGTGTTTAATTCCAATTACCCATATAGCAACGGCAGCCGCACCGCTTAATATTGCTTTCAGTACAAAACTATCTGTTAAAGAGTTCCAACCCTCAACAAAAAACTTTAAAATAAACTCCATTATGCGCCCCTTATTTAACCTTACCCAAACCATAAACGCTGCGCGCTATATTGGCTTTTCTCATATTGATTTTGTCTAATTGTTCCCTCTTTTGTTCGCCGCTCATGCGTTCATTATTAATGATCGCTTTAGATGCTTTGTTCAAACCTTTTAGGCTATCACTTGCATTTTTGAGTTTTGCGAATTCTTTTGCATCGTATCCTTCCGGACGTTGCCCCGTTAGTTTGAATTCATTATGTAGTTTTTCCTGTTCCTTATAATCATCATAAACACGTTGTACGCTATTTGATGATTGATAAGGTGCCGCGGTAAACCCTCTTAACCCCGGCGCTTCGTACCATTTTTTAGATGCATTGTTTTCTTTTGCACCAGTAGCCGCATCAATGCCGCTTAAACCTAAACCAGCAAGGCCGCCGCCGTACCCTCTTATTGTATTATCTACAATATACGGCGAAACGTTGATTTTATCGCCTACGAATTTTGCAACTTCGCTTGTATTAGCGCCATACTGTAAATGTGCCGGTAAATTTTCTTGGGATTGCGGAATAATATTCCGTTGTCTGAATAAAGAGTAATTTGTCATAGCTTCAACAACCGGTATCATAGCCGTAGGTATAAAACTAGGTGCAAGGCTATCTATTACCCTATCACCGAACCCCTTAAAACCTACGCTTTTACGGTTGTTTTTTGCATCGTCAAAATACTGTAGCATACGTTCAAACGATGTACCGAATAATACGCCAGCTTCAAACGGCTTAGGAATACGATACATATTTTCTTTGCCCGGAATAATCCAGAATGTATCTTTTTCCCATTGTGGCAACTCTTGGTATCGTTCATCATCTTTATTCATGTACCATAACAAAACACTTGGTAACGTAATATATAGCATAGTTTTAACCGTCATACCGCGCGGGTCTTCTTTAAACGCGCGGGCCATTTTGTCAGCACCTTGAATTGTTGCATTAAAGAAGGCTATTACTTGATTTGCTTTTTTAGTATGTGAACCTCTACGGCTAAAATCTAGCGTTATATCACGGCTTTCAAGTGCTGCTTCCCTTGCAGTTAAAGGCTTTCTATCTTTACCGAATAGGCGATTACCAACCCCAGTATAACCCTTTCGCGCATTATCAAATTCCGCCAATCGTGTTGCCATTTCTGTTGCTTCACTCATGGCGCGTAATACTTCAATAGGGTTTTTAATTAACTTAGTAGCCTTACTTTCACGGCTCATAATATCGCGTATTTGACCGCCTAAATAGTCGCGGTCTAACGAAACCATTGCCGCATGTGCTGCGCCGGATTTCATATATTCCCAGTATAATTCGCCTTTTTTAAGGAATAGTGATAACCCTTTAAAAGTATCAAGAACAGGAATAAAACCATGTTTTGAATAAATAGATGCACCTATCATATCGCGTACAGGGTTCCGCAAGATAAATTCTGGTGATAATGTAGCACCAGCGCGTAACCAGTTGGCCGGATATGATAAGATTTTGGCAACCATATTGGATTGGTCTTTATCTAACATGCGCATCGTTTGAATAAGTTCCGGCGTTGTTTCATACGTTACTTTTTCACCGTTTTCCCAAACATTAAATGTATTATCTGTTGCCGCTTTGTTACCGTTTACACGTTCCACTATTTGCCCTACGCCGTTTTTATCGGCAAGTTTTGCAAATGTACGCCCAACGTGATTGCGTTCTACTGCGTTATAGAATTGGAATGTATTTTTTACGATGCTTTCCAACGGATCTATAATATCGCGCGTACTACCTTTAAAACGTTTTACCGGACTAGATACATCAATAAACCCCTTGCCACCAGATAAAAACGATTGCATGCCAGCATCTGACATGTCGCGGAAAAATGGAATGTAATGCGGGTACATTTTGCGCATTGTATGATACGCCTTAGCCGTTAGCATGCCTTCTTTAACTAACATCTGCAACATATAATCTTGATATTTATATATTGCAACTGCCGCCTTTTGAAAGCGTTCGTTTCCGGCGTGCTTACCTAATACGGCCGCATCTTCGGTATAATCAAACGTTGCTTTTTGTTTATTCTTGTGTAAGTCTAAATCGTGCAAGGCTACAAGATATGCGGAGAATTCCTTATGTTCCTTTTCGCCTATACCTTTCAAAATGTCTTTGAGTGGTTTTATACCGTGTTCCGGTGCGCCGTGTTCAATAAGCGTTTCTGCTTTACCTACCCAGCCACGCGCAAGCCATGCTTGCATGTATGGATTATCATCAAAGGCAATCTTTTCGCCTGTTTGGCGTTCTACTTCTTCGACTAAATCCTTCAACGGGTTCAATTCATCAACGGCTTTAGTGTATACATCATTTAACGCTTTTTTAATTACGTCTTTGGCTTCGCCACGTTTAACCGCATCAATGGCTTGGCTTACTTTACCTTTACTTTCAAACGAAATACTACCTTTGATACGTTCCGCCCCGCCTTGACGGTGCCATTCATGAACCAGCTGCGATAATTTATTGGTTATGCCGTTTAATTCTGGTTCATTCTTAATAGCTTCCGTAAAATGATTATAGAATTCCGGAAATTCCCGTTTTGCTTTTGCACGATCACTTACATAGTCCTTAAAGAATTCTGCGTAACCTTCGCCGCGAATTCCTTCCGCGCCTAATTTGTTGTACGCTTTACCGAAACGGTCTTGAATAACGCCGTTAAATTCGGTATTGAACCGTGCATCTTTACTGAAACCGAAATAATTATCTACATAATGCCCTAATTCATGCATGATAACTGGAATTTCGCCATAATTACCGCTACGAATTACATCGGTTTTAGTGTTATACCAGCCGCGCACATTATCACGGCCCAAACGGCCACTTTTAACACGTTGATTAAATAGGTTATTAACTGCATCAAGAATTTCCTTACGCGTTACGCTTCGGCCTAACCGCCCTACTTCATCAATGCCAGTATGCGGTGTATCCTTACCCATTTCGCTATATTGTAGCGGTTCCGTAGGTCTAACACCTTTACTTTCCATGTATCTATTCGCCATTGCTTCGTTGCCGTCAAAGGCTTTCACCATGGCTTCGTGTACTTGCTCATGCGTTGCATCGTTTAAAAGCTGGCTAGGTTGCTGCGCGTATTTGCTCACGCCACCTTCTGCCGGTTCTGCTTGCATTAATTTCAATTCTTGCGTATCTGCAATTAGTTCGGCAGCACGATCACGGCGAACCGTTTCCATGTATTCGTTGTTCAATCGTTCAACTGGTACGTCTAGGCTTTCAGATAATCGAACCTTCACCGCATCAAGTTCCGTTTTTGGAATATCTGGCTTTGTGGCTTTGTTTAAATCTTTCAATACTTCCGTATTAGAATTTACTTTATTTTCTAATTCGGTATATCGTGGCTCAGATGCATCATTTTTCAATTCATTTATGATAGTTTCTTTTGCTTTTTGCGGTAAATCGTCAAGTGCATTTCGTAAACTTTCGTTTGGTGCATCTTCTTCATACCTAAATTGAGTACTTGCATCATTTTCAAGTGCTTTTTCTTCAATTTTAGTTTTTTCACCCTCTACAAAGTCAGTATTTATGCGGTCTTTCGGCTGAAATTCATTTATTTCGCTTGTACGGGTCGTTTCGCCTTCGCCTTGATAGTTTATACCTAAATCTTCGTTTTTAACCTGTTTTTTATTGGTATTTTCTACAAAACTGTTTAAATCGGTATGTGGTTCTTCACCGTTTACCGTTTTTTCGTTTTCTATAAACTCATCTTTGAATGGTTGTTCATAGCTTCGATAATTAGGGTCTAGCGTATTATCTTTAAACGATGTATTATCACGTGGTCTATTTTCATATTTACCATAGTTGCCGTCGAATGTTTCTTTAGCAATTTGCGCCCGCACATCATCATGTGCAACTGCCGGGTCTGGTCTTTCATAATTTTTTCGTATGATAACGGCCATTTCTTCCGGTGTTGCATCTGGTCTTGCGCGCATCGCTTCAAGTGCAGCGCTTTCGGTATTGTGTAATTCCCATACGCTGAAATCAACTTGCGTTCTCCAATCCCACGGATCTAACCCACGATTTTCTGCGAATTTCAACAAACCTTTTTCGCCGTTCAATCTATCGCCAGTAAATTGAACCAAACCACGGGAACCGTAGCCGTCGCCACTTGTAACAGTCGTGCTAAAACTACTTTCAGCGCCAATATTACCAGTCATGGCAGCCGCTTCAACGTCGCTCAACCCATTTTGACGATATCGGTTATATATATCCGCTTGGATATTACCGGTTTCACCTTCCATAGGTTGACCGCTTAAACCACTTTCGGAGTATTCGCGCGGTTCTACTGCGTTAATTGGTTCCTCTGGTACCGGTATATCATCAAACGCATTATACATAACGCCTTCTTCAAGTTTTGGCGCATCTTTTGTAAAACGTTCGCCAATATCTTCAAAGGCGTTAGATGCCTTTTCTTTGATGTGTTCCGCTGCACGCCCTACACGTTCACCGATTGCACCGCTTACCTTCTTAGGTGTTGCCCCATGTATCATTGCCGCTGGCAAAAATACATTATCCCATAGGTTAGTAGGGTTCATGGCGATATTTTGAGCAAATTCCCCCGGGTCGTCAATTAAGCGCCCTACTGGTTCAGAAACCGGGTCTACTAAAAGATTTTTAGCCGTAGCAATATATTTATTACCTAAAAATCCGTCTGGTGCCGTTCCGTCGTTTTCTGCGGTTGCATTAGCGTTATACATATCAATCGTATCACTTGCAATCGTAGGCGCGGCAAGTACGCCAGCAGCCATTCGCACCGGTGGTGGAACATACGGAGTAATTGCCAGATATCCGGCCGGTTTACCAACGCCGGCGTTATATGCTTCCACCCGTGCTTTACCTAACCCCGGCGTAGCATATTCGTTGACAAACTCTCCATTATCATCAAATTCAGAAAAGTGGCCGCCATTAGCATCAATCGCATTAGCAGCACTTTTAGAATACTCATTACCTAGATTGTTTGATTTGTTTACTACATCATCTCTCCACGCCGTTAAGGTATTGCCTACATTGTCGTTAATTTCTTTGCCGGTTTTATCAATCCATTCAATATTGTTTTTAACGCCATTAGCAACATATTCGGCATTATTTTTAACGCTATCCCAAAACGTAGGCTTGGGCGCGTTGCCTACGTCATAACCGTATTCGGTTGTTATATCTTCAAAGGCGTTACCGTTTCCAGCTGCCTTGCCGTATTGGCTTGTAATATCATCAAACGCACCCATAGTCTACCCCTTTATTTAATAAGACTTTAACCACGATTTATATTGACCGTAACCGGCCGCATCAAGTTCCGCTGCTATCTGATCATCGCTCCAGCCTTGCGCTGCAAGTTCATTCATGCGTTTGGAAATTGCTGCTTGTTCTTCGCTTGAATAAGTCGGCTGCCGTTTAACTGTTGGCGTTCCAGCAGCACCACCACCAGCAGTAGGCGCACCACTTAACGCGCTTTGTAGTTGCCCATAATAAGGGCTTTCGTTTTCTGCTTTATCTGGGTTAGCTTTAACCCATGCGGTATGCTGCGCGGATAACGTACGCAATACTTGCGCATTATATCCACTAGTGCCGGACTGTGTAGCCGTTGCCGGTTTAACGTGCGTACCTACATATTTCATGCTGCCGTCTGTGCCAACAATATACGTTTTTCCGTCTGGCATAACTTTTATATTTTTCGCCCCGAAATTACCGATATTTTTCATTTGGCCGTCCGGAGTCATTACGATAACTTGGCCGTTGGCGAATTGTTTAGTTTCAACCTTGCCATAACCGCCCATATCTTGAATAGTACCGTCGCCCATGTTGTAACGTACAATGTGGCCGTTTTGTGCGCTGCTAAACTTATAATCTGGTTTATCAAGTGCCGCAATAGAATTCAAGTTATTCATATCAATAGTACCAGCGCCAACTTTACCGGCTAGATAGTTATATCTTGCAACGGCTGGCGCCAACCCTTTAACCCGTTTTGTGTTATAGGTATCTACAACTGGGTTGCCGTCTTTATCCTGTGTAAATACAAGATTATTCATGATTTGCTGGCGCATTGGTTCAAGCACTTTTTCTTGATATTCGTTGACTTGTTGCATGTACATATTATTAACGTCAGTTTGATATTGTTCGCTTGCTAAACCTTGCGCGGTCTTAAAATCAAACCCGGCTTTAACTAGGGCCAACGTATTGGCCCCTAGTTGTTTACGTGCTTCGCTTGTTACGCTTGCTTTATCTGGTATAGAGTATTGGCCCGGCGCTTTATCCGCATCGGCGTTACCATTTACGGCCGAATTGGGCGCCCCATGAAAAGGTGCGTTTGCCCGTTGCTGCATCATTTCTTGATATGTTTGCGGCATGCCATTATTAATACCGGTATTATTTAAATTTTGGAAATTCCATAGTCCGGTGTTTTGTTGCGGTTGTACTGGCGCCGCTGGTGTTTGTGGTGCCTGTGCTTGTAACTGCTTTTGTAACGTAGGACTTGGCTCATTCATATAAGCGTTAAAGCGTTGATCGGTAACAGGGTTAGCCGGTGCATCTGTGTTAGCTTGCATCGGTTGTGCTGGTGCTGCTGGATTTTGACCGCCCCATAATCCGATATTATTCTTTTGCATCAAGTTATTGGCAAATGTGTTATTGGAATTAGATAATAACTGATTAATTTGGCCGGCGCTATTAGGTTGTTGCATACCCATTCCCACCATGCGGTTATTATTATCCACAATTTGCGGAGTGTTTGGGTCTTGTTCCCCGCCAGCGCCACCGCCACCGCCTAGCATTGCTTGATAGCCTTTAGCCATTTTGTTATTTTGTAATGCCCCTAAACGGTGAGAGAAATATTGACCGGCTAATTCGCCCAACGCCGCCCATGGTTCAAAGTCTTTAACGTAGATAACGCCCATTGTGTTATTCCTCTACTTTCTCTACTTCTTCGGTTGCTTCCTCTACTGGTTCATCTTTCTTGCTGGATTTTTTTGTTGTTTTCTTGGCCGGTTTTTCTTCCGGTGTTTCTTCCGGTGTATCTGCTGGCGCTTCTTCCGGTGTTGCTGCGATAAGTTTCAATTCTTCTTCGCTGATACCTTCGGCCATAATACCGTTAGCATAGAATAAATTATCGCCAGTACATTGCAATTCGTATACGTGTTCAGTATTGCCAGTTGCTTCGCTGAATGTAACCGGTTCATAAGCGTTAACCGTCATAATAACTTCGCCAACTACCAATTCACTAACTAATTTCAAGCCTTCCGGAGTTAATACCTTTTCCGTGCCTGTGGTTGTTACGCCAAAGGATACAGTTTCAAGGCGATGTGTTTCTTTTTCGCCCATATCATGCAATGCAATTACATCATTAACCGCACCCAACGTGATAACAGTATCACCATTTACAAACGTTTCGATAACCTTGCCACCTTCTGGTGTTGCAATTTCAGTACCCGCTACAAAACAAAAACCTTTCATAAGTCCTCCAAAGAAACCGCCGGAACCTTGCTTAACCATTGTTTGTGCTGGTTGTGCTAGTCCATAGCGTAATGACATAAATCTGTTAAGTAAATCTTCTTGATCCGCGTTATTTAACTGGCTCATAGAGTAGTAATCTTTGGCCGGTTGAATTGCCGCGCTTTGTGTTGTTGCGCCTGTATTAATAGGGTTTTGCGCTAACCCTTCGCGTTGGCCTACTAAACCCGCTGCGGTGCCGGCGTTATTCATCTGATTTGCATAACCTTGGTTCATTAGATTTGCTTGATTAATAATGCCGTTTTGGTTGTTATTGTAGGTATTTCCCCATAACCCCATTTTCGCACCGATACCGCTTAAATTATTATTAAGCGCTTGCGTATTGAGTGCAGCCGCTTGGCCTAAATCATTTGAATATTGTGCCGCAAGTGTATTAGACGCGTTTTTGCTAATATCATTTAATGCATTATCTGTAATAGATGAATTCACAATACCGCGACTTGCTAGGCCAGAAACTGCATTGCCTACAGTTGCCTGTAAATCATTGTTTAACGCTTGCCGTCTAGCATCTGCATAGCCTGTTGGTAGTTGGCCGTTTGTAATATCGGCCATTGCATTTTGGTTTTGCAGTAAAGCGCCGTTGTATTCGTTAGCTAACTGGCTTGCGCCGTTATTCATGCTATCAACGCTTGCCGCCAGTTGATTTGCGTATCTGGTGTTATCCGTTACATTCTTTGCGCCGGCAGTTGTTACTAAGTTCTGTAACACCCCTATTGCATTTTGATTGCCACGGTTAGCGCCTAAATACGCATTATACATATTGCCGTATTCTGGCGTTATCACGTTATTCAAGGCTGCATCGCCCATACCTTGCAAGGTGTTGGCGCTTCGATTGGTGTTATTAATCCAATCCATTTGGCCTTGTAATAATTGCTTTTCGTCGGCCGTTGCCGTAGGTAGTTTTGCATCAATGCTGCTTACCTTCGACTTTTTACCGCCGCCGCCAAATAATTGCAAGTCAAATTTAAACATGCTTTTCCTTTCTACAAAGTAGCTTCAAGGTGTTTTCGCACCGTTTTCAGTACTTTGTAATTAAACCCATTATAGGTATAGTCCATAGTTGGAATGCGTTCCATGTTCCACTTTTTAATGAAACCGCGCACGCTTCGATGTGTTGCCGTTACAATTACATCAAGATCATTCATCTTCATTACTTCAACGATGTACTTTCCTATTACTTTCATATCGCCGTATGTCTGCCAAATAGTAAAATACCTTTCGCCTTCATGTTCGTTGATAGTCCAGAATAAGAACCCAGCATTAGGGAACCATTTGAAATAGTAATTGTATTTGTCTTTGTAGTTATTATTTTCATCGAAATAAAACCCTTCAAGACTAACATGTTCACCCGTGCGCCGTTCATAGTCTTTAATCATGCTTTCAAGGCTTTCAAGTTGCATCATTAATCCCCTATTCGTTCTATGCTGAATTTATTACGATTGCTTCCGGCTTGTATTTGCCTATCATAATATCCGCTAATAGTCAGTTTTAAACGCTGATTGCCATACCCTTGACCGATAATGTTCATTACTATTTCAAGGTTTCTATTATCATTAATGCGTATTTCTCGACTATCGCGCGTGCTTCCGTCTATTGTGATACGATAATTTCCACTTGGGAAAAATACCGTGTTACGCCATTCTGAGCGATCACTTGCCGGTCTATCTACATAAATATTATTAAAAGCAACCGGATTATACTGCACCGAATACGTGCTACCGTTTTTAATAACCTTTAATGGCGTGTTATCGCTTCCAATACGTGCGTATAGTTCACTTCCATTAAATGGAACCTTAATATTTTGGCCGTTCGTTACTGCTGCATTTGCAGTTAATCCGAACCGGTATGTTTGGCCGTTATATTCTAGTACTAGATTAGGCATATTATTCCACCTTTAACTTTGCGCCATTTGGGAACGTCAACGTATTGTTATTTTCAAACGTTGCTATACGTTGCCATTCATTCATGCCTTTAGCACTTGTATCAAAACGAATAAATGCAGCATTACTGTTGGCAAAATAAAGCTGAGTACCTAATATGCGGTCTTGGCTTGTATTCCACGGAAACATGGCCCCAATACCCCAATATGCAGTACCCCATATACGGTAGTTATTTAATTCACCGAACGTAAAGCCGCTATATCCAGCCTTGTTATTAGCAAGATAATCTAAATCAATCGGTTCATTAGTAAGGCCCGGAACCTTTAATGTACCCGTCATAGTATCGCCGGCCTTTTTAACACACGTCGCAACGTTATCCGCCGTTGCGGCTGAATTGGCCCGCGTTGCGGTATCTGCGCTAACTGCATGCGTCGCGTTGGCTACTGTATCGGTTTTGCGATAATATGCACTACCTAATCCGTTTACCGTATCCGTAATAGTTTTAAGTGTACGGCTAGGATTATTTGTAAAATTAGCATCGCCAGCAATCTTCTTAATAGCTTCCGCCATTTGATTGAGAATATCTGTTAATTCATACGCTTTACCGTCAACCGTACGCGTGCCGATTACGGCATCGGTTGCGGTGTTTAAGTACGGATCATAATACTTAATTGACTTTACACGTGTTGCATCTGTTACTGCAATAGCCACCACTACGCGTAGAATGTTTTTCCAGTACGTGCCTGTGTACACATTCATTTTTTCGCTTGTAGTGTTGTAGTACATTTTATCCGTTGCCGCTGCCGGTGCATTTGGCTGGCGTAATGGTTCTAGTGTTGTACTGCCATAAGTTAGGCCGCCAGATGCTGAACGTTCAACGTATAAATACGATGTGCTATTGGCTGGTAAACTCCAAACGCTTTGTTTACGGTTAATCGTTTGGATATAATCAACCGCGCCATAATCGTTGAAACCGTCGGCGAATGATAACAATACGGGCGTTTGGCTGCCGTCAATCATTACGCTTAGGTTATCGCCGGTTAAGAATGAAAATTCACCATTGCTTACTTTACCGCTCAATACCCTATTACGTAGGCCACCAGTACCACCACCGCCGCCAGTACCACCACCGCCGCCGGCTTTGAGTTCGATTTGTTGCGCAACGTTCAATAATTCATCGCGGTTTTTCTTAATACTATCTTGTACAGTATCGCCCTGTGGCGTTATATCCAAAGGGTATTTTTCTTTATATGCCATGTTTAAACCTCTTCATACGTATAATCTAACTGGCGTAACGAAATAGCGCCCTTTTGAACATTGATTTTAAATTGTACATTACGATTTGCACCGCCGCCAATCTTATACGCCTTCGTGTACTCATTAATATTCATTAATGTTTTGGCTTCGTATAGCTTTTCATTCGCATAGTAGGTTTTTGTTGCTTTACTTGAAAAGTTAATCGGCTTAGGCTTCTTATTCGATATGCCAATAGTGCCATAACCGGGAATAAGATTATGCGTTACAAAATTATAGTTCATAATCAACACAAATTGACGTGTTGCCAATCTGTTGCCGCTGATAATTGATGTTTGGATTTGTTTCGTATCGTCGGTATCTATTGTTTCATCAAGAATACCAATCTTATTGCCGTATGCTATGTATACTTCCTTGTCTACATTCACCGCATCATTGATGTTATGCGTGAATTTTCTTGATGTGAAAACCCCGCGCCCGTCCTCATATCGTGGCAAGTAGTGATATATAAATACCGTATCGCCGTTATATGGTTTAATCCAGATTTGTTTTCTACTGGATATATGCCATACTTCGCAATCTTTCGTTATGTACTTCAACAAATAAGAGTTGATATTAAGTCCAGTTTCAAACGGTTGTATTTCTGCATAGGTATTTGTAGGCATGAAAGACATGAACCCTTGATTGCCTAAATAATAGCTACGATCATCAACGCTCACCGTTGCACCACTACAATAACCGGTAGAGGATAAAGGATATACGGTTAAATTCTGCGCATCTGGCGTGCCAATTACTTGATACACGCGCCCGTATTCTTTGTATACGATAATTGCACGTGATAAGAAATCAATCGCAATGATGCTGCCTTGGTCTTTATAGCCAACGTCTACATATTGCGCGCTTGCTGCATCGTTGCTGTTATGGTTCCATGCGTTATAGTCGCCAACTGCAGACCAATTCAACCTATGCGAATTAGTCGATGCAATCAGTACGCGCCCGGAATGACTTGATACTATATCACATGCCGGACTTTCAATAGTGGATAACTTACCAGCACCGGAAATGGCTTGCAATTTATCACCGCTGGCAATAAGAATATCACCGCCAAACGCATGATATCTCGGCCGTTCTGTACCATTTAATGTGCCTAATAGTGTATTACCGCTAAAATCAGTTTCATACAAATTTCGGCCACTAGAAAAGTACCACTTATTACGGTACACATCATGATATAGCGTTTCTATTGGTAGTCCAAAATCATACAATATACGAATACCCGGAACGGTACGGAGTGCATTATCTGTTCTATCGAATTCGCATTGTTGCGCCTGTGTTAGCGCTTGCACATCGATATTTTCCGGCGGGTTGCTCCAATCAAGGCCCAGCCGGAAACCGTTTGTAGTTGCCACCTGTTTAACGCCCATTATGCTATACCTCTTGCCGCCTTAATCTGTTCCGTTATGTAGTCAATGAATTGTTTATCATAAGCAGCATAATCAGTCATAAGTGATTTTTTCTTAACCATGAAAGATATAAGCTGCACTAAATACTGATGAAAGAATTCAGAAAATGGAATAGGGTCGTCTAAATCGTCAACGTGATTTTTCCGTACGCTATAAAATACTTCTTTAACCGTTTGGCCGTCGTAGGTTTCAAAGGTTCCGTTTATGATGCGGATAGGATAACCACTCTTAGGAACGAACCCCATAAAGTCGGACGGTACACCTTTTAGATTTGGTATATCTGTATTCTTAACTACTTCACGGTCTTTAATGCTAACAAGGATAGTAGTTAGCCAGTCAATAGCGGCGTTAATGTACTGGATATATTCTAATTGTTCGTCAAGTATTTCGTTTGACTCTACATTAACAAGAGTAATCAATTCGCTTACAACCATAACCCCAATACCCTTCCGCAATTACGCTTTCATTATTTCCTAAACCTTCATTAATTGATTGCAACGCACTAACCATATTGCCAGTAATACCGGTAATATCCATGTTCATAACACGATACACGATGTAATCAACTAACAATGTTTCTAATTCCGACGGTAGTCCGCTTTCATCATCTAGCTTTTTATATCCAGCAGTTTTTATATAATCAACGGTTATTTTCTGCTCATGATCTGCATCAAATACTATCGTTTGTAAATTCAATACATGATAGGCCTGTACGTCCGCATCATCGGCTTTGACATTTAACACGCTTATACATTGACCGGGTAAAGTAATCCGTCCGGTGCCGTTATCTTCGTGCGTTGCCTGTGCCAAACTAGGGCAGTACTGACCTATAAGGGCATTTAATAAGTGATTGCCTTCGTTGTAATACTCCAATAATTGATATGGTGTATACGTTTCTTGCAATGTATCGCCTATTTGCATGAACGCCCTATAGATAACTTGTTTTACGTTCATATTCACCCCATATAAGAATAAAGGCGGGTATTACCCCGCCCATAATTCAAAAATTATTGTTCTACAACGCCACCAGTTAATACTTGAATAGAACCGTAATCTTTATTATTGAATTTTGTTCTTTTAACTTCGCCATAGAACGCGATACCATTACCAGCGATGTTGCCGTAATCGTCTGTTTGTTCGATGTGTTTCGCTGGTCTTGCTACTGCGAAACATGCTGCTTGTCTACCTAACAACGTGTTATAGCATACGTTAGCGCTAGATGCGCCATTTGTCTGATTTGCTACGCGTTCGTATTCGTAAAGAATAACGCCGTCATATTCGCCCAACGCACCTGTAAAGATAGGGTTTTTAGAACCGCGTACATTTGCATTTTGTTGTGCTGCCAACCATTTTGGATCATCTTTTAAATCACGTGCCGCCCACGGAGAAACAAGCATAATATACTTATCCATACCGTCAACTTTAATCGGTTGCACTTTTGGCGCGTGTAACATTGCTTTACGTTTAGCGCGGGAAATAACTGTTGTTGTTAATTTATCGTTTGCCGTAATGCTGGATAAAGTACCGGCTGCACTTGCATAAACCGCTTCTTTAGAAGAAGAAGCCGTAAAACTTAATTCACTAATCAATTTGTTATCGTACCAATCGGCTAACCATTGTTTCAATGCGCCTTTAATTTCTTTCAACATGTTGTATTGTGTTTTTTGGTCGTCCGCTTCATAGCGAGATACCGCATTACGGATTAATTTAGTTTGTACCGTAAAGTCGTAAATGTTCAAAGTATCTTCGGCGCCAGCTAATTTTTGGTTGCCTTCAACGCCCGGCCCGTTTAAATTCATCATCAAACCGAATACTACGCTATCGCCTTTTACGTTTGTTAGGTCTTTGTTTTGGTGTACAACATTAGAACCGTCCATTGCGGTGAATTTATCAAAATAACTATCTTTTACGCCTTCATACCATACTTTATTGGCCCATACTTTAGGCACTAAATTCGCTGGAATATTTACTTGGTTTCTTTGGTCTGCCATGTTTTACCTCTTATAATTCGTCAAAATATTTGCGTACATCGTCCGGCAATGCA